AAATAGCCGAGCAGGAGTGGTTCTCAGGAATGGGACTACTAGGAGACGATGATGCCAGCAGGCAAGGGGACTTATGGGAAGAGACGAGGGAGACCGGCGAAGAAGAAACCCGGCAAGAAGAAGCCAATGAAAAAGTAATAGTAGACTCGGAAATAAGAGCAAAACTCAAAGCAGCTACTATTAAAAAATTAGAGACAGGAAACTATGACTACGAAGACTTAACTCACGAAGAATGGAATAGTCTAGATCTTCCAGTAGCAGATTAGGAGAAATATATGACTGAAGAGGAAAACCCTTATTGTTATGATTGTGATTGTAGTTGTCACTGTGACGATTCGTCTCACTCTTGTGACATGGAAACACATAGTTGTAGATGTGTGTTTGTAGCTCCATAAGTATGAAGCGCGGCTTGTATGCAAACATAAATCGCCGTAAGAAAAAAGGCATTAGTAGATCAAAGAAAAAGTCTACTATTTCTGCTAAGGCTTATTCCTTCATGAAAGCAGGGTTTAAGAAGAGGAAGAAAAAACGTGGCGGTAAGAAAAAGAAGCGTTAGAAAAAAAGACTCTCGATTAAAAAGGGCTGGAGTTTCTGGGTATAATAAACCGAAGAGAACTCCAAAACACCCTAAAAAATCACACGTTGTTGTTGCAAAAGTTGGCAGTAAAGTTAAAACAATTCGTTTTGGACAACAAGGTGTTTCCGGAGCAGGAAAAGCGCCTAAGACAACGGCACAGAAAAAAAGGAGAGCATCATTCAAAGCTCGTCACGCAAAAAACATAGCCAAGGGCAAAATGTCGGCAGCATACTGGGCAGACAAAGTAAAGTGGTGAGACTTGTACTACTTTTAGCCACATTTGTAGCTTTTTCGGCTACAGCAGAAGAGGAGGCTTTAGATGATACTATTCGTACCGATTCAACTACAAATAGTACGGTAAATACAAATAGTCGTACTACAACTACTCTAAAGTCTCCTCCGGCTTCTGCAATTACTCCAACTATTAATACATCTAATTCTGATTTATGCACCTTCGGCGTTGCTGGAGCAATTCAAACTCAGATACTTGGTATCTCTACAGGCACACAAGTTACAGACGAAAACTGTGAAAGACTGAAACTTTCAAAGACTTTATATGATATGGGAATGAAAGTAGCTGCAGTATCCACAATGTGCCAGGACCCTCGTGTATTCGACGCAATGATGATGGCAGGAACTCCTTGCCCTTATGAAGGTATGATAGGTCCAGATGCCAAAGCAGCTTGGGAGACAGATGAAGAACGTCAACCTGATGCTGATAAAAAGGAAGGTTTAAGTAATGGATCTAAAACGCTTCTTGGAAGCGCTGGTGTTGCTAGCCTTCTCCTCCTACTCTTACTCTAGCGAAGAAGTTTTTGGTACTACAGGGAATGCCGCTTCTGCGGGGTATTCCTGGGTAATGCAAAATGTTTTACCGCAACAGACTGGTTTAACCGTAAACGCTGTAGTTTATAGATATACAACGATTAAGGAAAGAGAAGCAGATTTATTAGTTCATGTACAAAACGAAAATGCAAGAGGCCCTGGATATATTTTTAGATCAACAGATGATTGGTCGGGCTTAGACGGGAACACAATTAACAGAACGATTCCCACTGATTCTATTGATATTTCTTACTGGGGAAAAGGAAGTATTGAAACTGAAGGAGAAGGAGAGGTTACTGATGCTGGAGTTTATTACAGCTATAAGTATACACCTTGTGAAGATCAACAAAGTGACCCAACCTGCCCAGGTTATATTGACTATACGGCAGTACAAACAGAGGAGAGTTTACAACTAGAAACAGGCGAACAATATATTCAAGCAGAACTAGATAGAAAAAGTAATCTCAAAGCTCAAAAAGAAGAAGAGGAACGAGAAGCTAGAGAGAAGTTAAAAGAAGAAGCCTTAGAAGAAGTGACGGAGAGCCTGGAAACATTATTAGGTGTTATTAATACTAACCTCCTAAATGACCAATCTAGGGTGTTGCATGATGCGCTGATGGCAGTAAATTATTTACCGAAAAGTTATTTTTCGGTATTAAAGGGTGGTACGTATTCTGACAGTATACACTTGAAGGATGCAAACTTACCTGATGCGAAGAAAGGTGCAAAAGTTGGGTTAGCTCAACAAATATTGCATCAAGAAATGGTACAATCCCAATGGGATTAAACCATATAATGGGGAGAAAACATGAAACACTTTTTCTTATTTGCAGTTTTGGGTGTTTTAGCATCTGGAGCTCAAGCTGAGGATATGGAAGTGGTTGGTAGTGTAGATTCCCCATGTGTAATAACTCCTGACACCGCTGGTGTCTATGGAAACCCTACACCCGATGAACTAAGCTCTGATCCTTCAGATGGTGGAGTTGATCCTATTGTTCGATACGATGTTATACAAGCAAACTACTACAAAGCACGAATTAGTTATCCTAATTCGTTCTCAGAAAGTCCTGCTTTAAATGATGTTGTAAATTGGACGGGGGATACAGCTACCTCTCAAGTATCTGACACAGGGATGTCTGGCTATGACGCGGCAAAAATTGAGTACGATAATCTTACTGAATTTAACCTTACAGTAGCTGGAAGTACTTGGTTTAAGACAGAGACTTCAGCAGAGTATGGGTATGGCAAGGCCTTTCCTGCAGGCGTTTATAGAGCAGTTGTAACAGCTGAATGTATCGCTATCTAGTTTTAGTAATTTTGCTACTCTACGGGCACTCCACGAGTGCCCATGAGTTTACTCCTACATATCCAGATTTAAAACAATCTTATATGGCAGGAGTCTTATTTAGTACAATGACACTATTTAATTTACGAAAAGATGTAACGTATTATGAGATAGGAGTCTTTGATGAAAATTGGGAAAAAGTTCCTTTTGCAGTACAAGAAAAGTTACTTTCAGTTAATTATCTGGAAAAAGTAAAAGTGGACGTTTTTATAAGATCAAAGGATAGGAAGCGAGCCGTTTATGTTTGCTCTAAATCCAAGCTACTAATAGAAGGAACAGAAAGAACATCTTTAGAGTCAAGGATTTGTTCTAAGTTCAAATGAAACTATTAATACTATTGTTACTGCTATTTTCTGGAAAAGTTTTTGGAGATTCTAGTTCTTTAAATTTAAATCTTCCAGCAACTCCAGGATCTTATGCTTCAGATAGAATAAGAGCAGGCAATGTAGAGTGTTCCATGGCGATTGGCGGAAGCGTAAATTTAGAGTTCGGTGTGGTCGGCGTTTTAAATCAGAACGGCCCCTATTTGAGCAGTATCGGAGCTTACCCTGAAAGGTATGATGAGGAAGGTTTGGTAAAAGACGTTGGGGTGTACGCAAAGATCATCGTGCCACTCAACGCACCTAAGAATAGATTAGACTGCAACCAGCTTTATAAACTAGAGTTGCAGAGACAAAGAATAGAGTTACAAAAACTACAGCAGGAAGTAAATAATCTGCGAGCATTGAAGTTTGAAGGTGATGATTAGTTTAACAGATACAGCATGTGACCATATTTTTGATTATTTAAAGCAAAGAGGGAAAGGCATAGGAATTAGAATAGGTGTAAAAACAACAGGATGTTCTGGATTTGCATATGTTGTAGAACCTGTTGATCAAGCTGAAGAATACGATCAAGTCTTTAAAAATAAAGGAATAGATGTATATGTTGATAATAAAAGTTTAACTTATATAACTGGAAGTGTAATAGATTATAAGAGAAAAGGATTGAATGAAGGATTAGAGTTTAATAACCCCAACATAAAAAATGAGTGTGGTTGCGGGGAAAGTTTTAATATATAGGAAACATGATGGCTGAAGTAGAATTTGGAGGCATGACATTTAAAGGCGGAAAAATGATGATTCTTCTTACCGCTTTGTCAACTCTAGGCGGAGCAACCTGGGGCGTGTTCGAGTTTTATAAAGACTACATGGACATGAAAGAAATTATTGCAAATATTGATACGGATGAGATTGCTGCTCGAAATGATGTAATCGAAACGAAACTTGATGAAGCAATAGACTACTCTCGTAGTATTAAAAATGATTTGCGAGATGATTTTAATCGAATGGAAAAGAACGTTGATCGTGTAGAAGACATGGTTCGTGAAAATGATACTAAAGTAACAGACATGATTGATAAAGCAGCGCAGAGGTTTGACGCAAAACGAGACAGTTTGCAAAGCGACAATAAAATTGCTATGGAATCATTAGAGAGCCGTTTAAATAAGAAAATACAAACAGTTTTAGATAATCCTTTAGCAAACTAGAACAAAGAAAGTTTTAACTTTAACTCGGGGAGGAGTAAATGGTTATAATGAATTTTGTTAGGGATAAATATAGCACAAAAGTTTTACTGTGCTGTTCAATAGGCCTTAATTTAGGTTTCCTAATAGGAATACTAGTACTGTGATAGTACGAATAACTTTTAGGGATGGTAAAACAGTTGTTGGCGAATTACTAGGAGATGAACCAGCAGCATTAAAAAGTAAAACTCTTGATTGGGTACTAAATGATGATAGAAAATTTCTTCCTTTTAGACAACCTAATGGCAAGAAAGTACAGCTATTGAAAAACTCAATAGCCATGATTATGGAGGAAGATGAGTGGAAATGATAGTAGAATTAGTTACAACTTTTTGGCAGTGGGCAGTGTTCATAGTTTTAGTGGGAATTGGATTTATTTTTAGTAAGTTTGATGGGCAGGGCGAGCATCGTGTAGGGTTTGAGTATGCTGAAATGCCTCACATGAAACCTTTGCCCATTGCTACGAAAGATAAGGGCTTTTTCAAAGGTATCTGGCACTGGTTAATGGGTGTGCGCCAATGGGAAATTTGTGACGACTTTCATTTTAAACTAGGCGGCACAGATTACGTGATTCCCAAAGGCTTTCAATTTGATGGGGCCAGCGTGCCCAAGTTTTTAGCAATGTGGCTTTCACCTACGGGCGTGTTGTTGATGGGCGGTCTTGTACATGATTACATCTACAAGTTTGCCTGTCTGATGACAAAGGCTGGAAACAATACTGAAAAAATGTCTCAATCACAGGCGGATAAACTCTTTCGTGATATTTGTATTGAAGTCAACGGGTTTAAGTTTTTAAACTATCTTGCATATTGGGCTCTTGCAGCAGCAGGTTTTGTAGCCTGGAATGGGCATAAAAAACGTGGAACACACATTTAAGGATAGTTAATGTTTGAAGTACAAAGCTTATTAGTAATTGATAATTTATACGTTGATCCGGATGAAGTAAGAGCTCACGCCTTAAATTTATCCTATAGAAATGATGTATTTGGTGAACAAAATTGGAGAACTCCTGCACAGATAAACCTTGATATCATCCCACATCTTGAAAGCTATGTGGGAGAAAAGATTGCTAGGGATATTATGTGGGAGATTCCTAAAGATCCCGAAGAGCACAGAGAAATGAATATGACTTTTTATAAAGTAGTAAATCTTGAGGGACATGCTCGGGCAAATCATATTCATCATGACTGTGCTCACTGGTCGGGCATACTTTATCTAACCCCAGATTTAGGTCCCGAGTATGGTACTCAATTCTGGCGGCATAAGCCAAGCGGGGATGAATATGCTTTTGGTGATTCATCATACAACGGGCCTAATGAGTTTGACGAACGGTGTAGAATACCAGAAGACTTTGAAAAAACAGACTATATCTCACATAAATACAATAGACTAGTTTTATTTAGAGGAGCAAAGTATCATTCAGCTTCGTTTCCAAATGATATGCCGGATGGCGAGAGATTAAATCAATTTTTTTATTTTAATATTGACGATGAGATTATGGAAGTTCCTGATTATCGTGGAGGAAATGCATGACACCTAACTTTAAATTATTTATGAAGGGATTAGTAGTTTTTGCCCTTATCTTTATTAGCATAGATGCTTTTGCCGAACCCTATGTTGAGTATAAGAATGAATATAGTTTGAAAGAGTGGAAACACACTAAGACTACTAATCATCTAAGAGTAGGGTACAAAGCAGAGAATAATTTGTATTTTGAAATTGGGCCAATGACTGAGGGTTATAGCTACGAAGCAGGTTACAAATTTAAGTTTAACGCTTTAACTTTTAAAGGTAAGGTCGAGACTAAGGACGTGGGTACTTCTGATACTAAAGTTGAAACTGAAGTACGACTTAATTTTTAGATGAATAAGATGCAGAAGTATATTGACGTGCGTATAGAACAGCTTTCAGAAGAAGCTGCAAAGTGCCACAGTCAGTACGACCGCATGTGGTATAACAAAATTATCTCAGAATTACACTGGGTAAGCATGATGGGCACGGACTTAAAAGTTACAAACTGCCCTTTGGAGAAAGAATGAAATATATAGCAAAATTAATGGGAGAAAGAACTTCTCTTGATGGTGTAGTATTAATCGGGCTTTGTGGAGCTTTCATATTGTTCGGGGGCTTAGCTAAGATTGCTGCGTGGGGCGGATTGGCATGGGGAGTGTACACACTTCTAAGGACTGAAAAATGAGCGAGCATCATCCAGCGGATGTAAATGGTGACGGTCACGTAAGTGATGAAGAACTCAGAATGCACCTCGAATTTAAACGAAAGAAACTCGAAGACGAAGATGCACAGCGAGATGCTATGAGAAAGATGACATGGTTTGCACTCTTCGGAATGCTACTCTATCCTTTCGGTATCTTCTGTACTAGCCTCTTCGGGCTTGATACAGCTGCGGGTATCATTGGAGATATCGCACCCACATACTTTATCGCCATTAGTGCGTTAGTTGCGGCCTTCTTCGGAGCGAATGCTTACTCGGGTAAAAATAATTCTTGACATAGCAAAGTGAAGGGTGTATAATATATAGAAGTTAAGAGGACAGCTATGCAAATTCAACAATCGCTACAAAACACTTGGGACGCATAGTGAAAATTTTTCTCTATTTTTTGCTGCTACTGCCTTTCTCGGCAGTAGCTAGCGAAGACATAAAATGTTTAGCTAGTAATATTTATTTTGAAAGTAGAGGAGAATCCTTGGCAGGGCAGCTAGCTGTAGCTCACGTTACTGTAAACCGAGTATTGTCCCCTAAATTTCCAAATACTGTTTGTGATGTTGTATACCAAGCAAAATATCATGAATTATTCCCACTAAGAAATAAGTGTCAGTTTTCTTGGTTTTGTGATGGAATAAAAGAAGATATCACAGATATAGAAGCTTATGAAAAAGCAAAAGACATAGCAACTTATGTCTTAACAGCAGGGAGTCTTGATATTACTGATGGAGCTCTATACTACCATGCCCGTACTGTAAGTCCGTACTGGAACAAACACATGAACCATACTCTTACTATAGGAAATCATATATTTTATAAATGAGCTATTCAAAACAAGTTCTCGATCATTACAACAATCCTCGTAATGTCGGAAAACTAGACAAAGAGGATGATATGGTCGGTACAGGCATGGTTGGCGCTCCTGCTTGTGGCGATGTAATGCAACTACAAATTAAGGTGAGTAAGGATGGAATTATCGAAGATGCTAGGTTTAAAACATACGGATGCGGAAGTGCTATCGCGTCTTCCAGCCTCCTTACCGAATGGGTTAAAGGTCGCAGTATTGATGAAGCTGGGAATATTACCAACTCCCACATCGCAGAAGAGCTCTGCCTTCCTCCAGTCAAAATCCACTGTAGTGTCCTTGCAGAAGATGCGATCAAAGCTGCAATAAAAGATTATAGGAACAAACATTGATTGAAGTAAGCAGAGCAGATATTATAACCGAGTACATAGTAGATTCTCAAGATCCCAGAAGGTTTATAAAACTTCCTATTAGTCCTTATTTAGACTTACTACAAGTTAGACCTTTAGAGTCGCAGATAGCTTTGATAAACGCTATAAATAATCCTAAGTACAGGTTTGTTTCCGCAGCAATTTCTAGACGTCAAGGAAAGACTTATATCGCAAATATAATAGGGCAGTTAGTTTCTTTAGTTCCTAACTCTCAGATTTTGATTATGTCTCCTAATTACTCTCTATCTCAGATTTCTTTTGATCTTCAAAGAAATTTAATTAAACACTTTGACTTAGAGGTAACTAAGGATAATGCTAAAGATAAAGTAATTGAACTTTCTAATGGCTCTACTGTGCGTATGGGTTCTGTTAATCAGGTAGACTCAGTAGTTGGTAGAAGCTATGACTTAATTATTTTTGATGAGGCTGCTCTTACTGATGGTCGAGACGCTTTTAATGTGGCTTTAAGACCTACTCTTGATAAGGATAATTCAAAGGCTTTATTTATTTCTACACCTCGTGGAAAGAGTAACTGGTTTGCAGAATTCTGGAATCGAGGGTTTTCAGAGGAGTTTTCAGAGTGGGCTTCCGTAAGGGCTACTTATAAAGACAATCCACGAATGTCAGAAAACGACATTGCTGAAGCTCGAAAGAGTATGAGTGAAGCAGAGTTTCGACAGGAATATGAAGCAGATTTTAATACTTATGAAGGACAAATTTGGGCTTTCGATGCTATAGAGTGTGTAGCTAACTTAGAAGACTTAGATACTTCTAAGATGGACGTTTTTGCGGGGCTGGATGTTGGATATAGAGATCCTACTGCATTTTGTGTAATTGGCTATGACTGGGATGAAGAAAGATATTACGTATTAGATGAGTATTTAAATTCTGAAAGGACAACAGAACAACATGCTAAAGAAATACAAAAGCTTGTGGATAAGTGGGATATTGATTTTATTTATATTGACTCTGCCGCTCAACAAACCAGATTCGATTTTGCCCAAAATTACGACATCTCTACTAACAACGCTAAAAAGTCCGTACTTGATGGAATTGCACATGTTGCCGCTATTGTAGATAACAATAATCTTATTATAGATCAGAAATGTATACAAACTCTTTCCTGTCTAGATCAATATCAATGGGATCCTAATCCGAATTTAGCGAGAGAAAAACCAAAGCATAATTATGCGTCTCATATGGCAGATGCTTTGAGATATGGACTTTATAGTTTTACCACTAGTTCAGTAAGCTTTTAAAAGGACCTACTGAAAAATAGTTGTTGACATGTCACCTCTGTTTGTATATAATTTCAGATAACTAGGATTAAAATGAAAGAACTTAAAAGAGACCCTGTTAAGTACGTTAGAGACAAAGCAAAAGCAGGGTACGAAAAAGATACCAAATGTTATATTTGTGGTACTGAAACTCAGCTGGACTTTCATCATTATTACAGTTTAGCGCCTTTACTCGATAAATTTGTAAAAGAAAGAAATTATCACTTAGAGGATATAAGGGACTTTAGGGAAGAGTTTATAAACGAACACTGGGAAGAAATGTATGATTTGACAGTAACTCTTTGTCATACTCATCACTTAAAACTTCACTCCATATATGGAAGAAATCCCCCCTTACATCAAGCTAAAAAGCAGATGCGTTGGGCAGAGCTACAAAGAGAGAAACATATAAATGGCTTGGTATAATTTTTGGAGGGGTTCCGATACTGAACAGGATTTAGATAAATTAAATCCCATTCAAGAATATTATCGAGGGAATGTAGAACCTTCTAGAGAGTTTACTTATAGCTACGAGAGAGCTTATGAAGACTTGGAGATCGTTAATCGAGCTGTTAACATGCTTGTTGATGATTGTTCCGAAGTTAATTACATTGTTCACCCTCAAACTAAAGGTGTTCCTGTTGTAAAAGGAAATAAAAGAAGTAAAATTGATCTTCTTTTAAATGTAGAACCTAACCCTTTTCAAGATATTTCCTCTTTTAGACGTAACTTATTTACGGACTACTTACTTGATGGAAATATTTTTGTATATTTTGATGGAGTTCATTTATACCATTTACCAGCACCAAAGATGACAGTGCATGCTTCCGAGTCAACTTATATCGATCATTATAGTTTTGACGGAGGCACTGGAGCTAACACACGGTTTAGCCCAAATGAGATTATCCACATTAAGGAAAACTCTTTCTTTA